GTCTGTCCCGATAGCTCCGTAGTTGCTAAGGAAGTTTTGGTTCAGGGTTGCGATCTGATCTTTGATGTCAGTTTGCTGAGCGATCTGTTGAGCATTGGCTGCATCCTGTGCGCGGTAGTAAGCGCCATAAGATCCACGCTGCATTCCACGAGCTGCAAAGTTTCCAGCAAGCTGTCGGCGTGAACCTTCTGCGCCTTGCTCAATGTTTGCGTTTTGGCGGTTTAGCCCAGTGGTCTGGTTCTGCACGTTAGCCAAAGCATTTGCGCGACCAACGTTGAACGCACTTTGACCCTGTAGCATCGCTGACTGGTAAACGGGGTCGTTCTCTAGGTTATAGACAGCAGAGCCTGCTGGTGAAGTTGTAGTAGGCGTAGATGGCGCAGCAACACTAGGAGCTGCAGTAGGCACGCTTGGGGGGACTAGGGCTCCGGTGCTAGGGTCTACCTGAGTAGTAGTGCTAGTTGGAGTCTGGATAGGTGGAATGCCACCAGTCGCAAGACGATCAGCAATAGCTGTTCCGTAAGCCATTAGTTCACGCTCCTAAGCGCAGCTGGATTAGCATAAGCGCCGATACTCATTGCCTTCATCTTTGCCAATACTGCGTTCTTACGCGCTTTGATAGCGCGGTCACGCTCGGCATACCCAGCCTTATCTACCGGACCGATAGTCGGAGCAGAAGAAACCTGAGAATAAATCTTTGACCCAGCAGCATAGGGGTTGAACGAAATGGTCTTGAGCGCAGAGCTTTTCTGGACTGCCATTAGTTTGCTCCCTTGGAGACCTTGGCTTTAGCACTGATCATTGGAATGATGCTAAAGAGCTGAACTGGTGATGTGGCAGCCGTTCCGTCACAGTCCAAGTATAACTCAAAGTAGATTCTGCGGAAGCGCAACCCTTGGTTTAGCTTGACCTCAGTGCGTAGCGGATAGGTGGTCGAGCCAAGTTCGACAACAGTTCCAATTCCGCCAGATGGAGCTTTCAAAAAGTCCCAAGTTCCGAAAGTTGGATCTACCAAAGTGTCTTTTGAAAGCTGATCCCAAGTGTAGAAGCTGCCTTCAAGTGGATAATCCTTGGAAATTTCATCCCAAGTAACTACTGGCTGGGTTGCTGGTAGCGATACTGGGTAAACGATTGCCTTGATAGGCAGGGCTGACTGGACATCGGCTCCCCAGAAGAACAATCTTTTCCATTCGACCGGAGTATCAAAGTCATAAATCTTGCTCTGGATGGTGCACTTAAAGGTTTCAGAGCCATTAGAGCTGACTGGCTTATCCTCGATGCGCCACAAAGCGAAGTCTGAAGCTCCGGGAACGACTGCTGCGTTACCAGAGATGCCATAGTAGCGAGTTTCTTCAGTTTCTTCGGTTTTCCTTGGCGCTTCAACAAAGTATGCAGCGTTAGTAGTGGTCTCCCACTCCGACCAAGTTTCAGTATCTAGGTTGTATGAGTAGGAAGTTCCGTTATGCCAGACAAAACACCTACGCCCGATGATGCTAACTGCGTGCTGGAAGCGGCTGGTGAAAGATCCGGTGATGTCCATCTTCACGCGCTGGGCGTTTAGTGGGTAGTAGAGCCAGTTTTGATACTTGTAAAGGATTCCGCCAGTGAAAACAAAGTGAGCGTTCTCAAACTTGACTACAGACTTCTTGCTCTCGGCTCCGATGTCCTGTTGCATCGCCTGCATGGTTCCGTAGGCTGGGTCATCGCCGTAAGAGTAGCGGTAAGTGGACTTGTTGCGAAACAAAACTACGTCATTGTAGCCTTGCTCCATAGCGGTGATCCATTGACCATCACCAGTTCCGATTTCTACGTAGAAGTAGTTGCCAGTGCTATCAGTCCAGTCCCAGATGGAGGTGAGCTGACCAGATGGACCAAAGGTTGTGGTGTCGGACCAGTAAAGAGTGTTGGCAGTTCCAGTTCCTTGCACGCCGTAGCCAAACAAGCGGTTCTGGAAAAGCTCAATGCCGCCAAGATAGGGCATCGTTGTAGAGGCTGTCCAAGTTCCAGCTTCCCAGTAGCCTCCACGCTGAGTTGCGCAGCAAAGGACAAGCTTGTTGTCGTATTGCGTGCAGTCTGATGCGCGGAATGTAGCTATTTGAGTAAAAGTCTTGGTTGATAGGTTGTAAATCCAAGTTTTTGCAGTGGTGACGATTACTAAATAGCGATCTCCAGCAGCAGTTGTGTAGGTTCCAAGGATGTCCATAGACTGCCCAGCTACAGGGGTGACTACTGGTGTAGTTCCGTTCTTCTCAACCCAGATTGGTGGGCGAGAAGTGAGCGCGCCAGTAGTAGTAAGCTCCATGTTGATGAGCATTGAAAGCTCATTGTCTGCAATAGATGACTGATCCCAGTAGTTGTTCAAACCACCACTAAATTGCTTGAGCGATACGCTCCGCTGCCGGATGATCTCAGACATTAGAAGTCCTGTGGGTCGGGCATGATACTGACGTAGGAGTCAGAGTTCGAGATAGCATCCTTCTGGCTCAATCGGTCAAGACCATCGCGGAACTGTCGAGTCTTTACAGCTGCAGCTGAGTAGTTTTCATCTAGCTCTAGCGCCTGAGCTGTGACGTAGTTCACTAGCTCGTTGAAGTAGCGGTCAGGAACCGACAGCGTATCTGTGAACGCGGTGATGGATGTTGGAACCTTGATATATTCAAGCTTCAAGCCATTGGTAGCAGTGGTATCAGAAACTGGGTAGAAGCTGATGATTCCAGCGCGCTCCCACCAGACATCAGGGGTAGGCGAGTTCAGGACATTCAGTGGGTCTTTTGTCTTGATGTATTCGCGTGCCTCTTGAGGACTAATGGCAGTGATTGGGTAGCCATTGATGTAGATAGCCTCAATGACCAGAACCTTGTCAGTGGGGAATGAGTAATCCTGCTGCCCAGCAATATAATCAGTAGTCTTTGTAGCCCTGAGAATAGGGTTGCTGTTTACGATCTCTCGCTGACCATCATTGATCCAGCGAATGATTGCTGCATCTGCTACCTGCACACCAGAAGTATCACCAAACTGCGCGCGAATACGATCGGCAACATCTGTTCCAGTATGAGTGAATTCTTCTGCTGGCATCTTACTTCCTTAGCGTCTGCCCGTTATGGGTCCATGTGTGCTTCTTAGAAGCCATAGCGCTTTTCATCATGTCTTTCTTTTCCGCTAAGACTTCTTCTTCACGCTTCGCCTCGGTTAGCGCATAAGACATCTCAAGTAATTGTATCTTACTAACCTCTGAGTCTGGGTCGTGCATGTTGTTTCGAATGAGTTCAGCCACTAGGCGGTGGTCGATCTCTGACTCAGCTACTGCGCGGATTAGATAGTGAGGTAGGTCTAGGCGCGCTGGCTGATCAAATAGCCCGTATGGGCGCTCTGGGTTGAACCCTTCCATGCTTGGGTCCATGCGAATCAAGTGGACATTGGGGAAGATGTCTTGAATCACCTGAGCGATTCTGCGGTGGTCCTCATTGTAGAGCCCACCTATGCGAGAGAAATCTAAGTATTCGGTCATATATCTATTCTAATAAAAAACCGCCGGATCCCATGAGACGGCTGGGATCCGGCGGAGTTTTTTACGCTATGGCTTAGAGCTCAGCAATCTGAGTTAGCTTAGCGTGAGCGTTGCGGCGGTAGGTGCCTAGCTCCGAGTACTGGAAGATACGAGCCTGATATGCATCAGTCTCTCCAACGCGGTTCCACATCGAACCATCGCGGTCCATCCATGCCCAGTCGCGCTTGCGGTTTAGCACAAGCTCGCTGCTCGATAGAGCGTAAAGGGTGTTAGATGGTGCTGCGTAGTCCGAGATGAACTTGATTGGCTTGCCCAGTGCTTCGAAGGTGAACGAACGCTGACCACCAGTTAGACCTGCGCCGTTGGTGAACTGACGTAGACCCTGAAGCAAGTTCCAGTAAGCGTTGTAAACGCCCGGAGATGCTAGGAATACGTCTACTTCGCCACCCTGCTTGTCTACCTTCTGAACCAAGTTGATGAGGTTTAGCTCAGTCAAGGTTCCAAGGGCAGGTGCAGTAGCTAGTGAGCTTACGTAGGATGACCAAACAGGGGTAGTTGCTGGGTCAATTCCATGTAGCGAACCAGTCGCCTTTACGATTGCACCAAGACCAGTGATCTCCTTGTTGTAGGAGTTCGTGCCGTTCGAGGAGCGCACCATGATGTCACCGGCAACGGCAGTTACAGATGCCGAGAAGGTGATGGTCTTGGTGGTTTCGTTGATTGAGTTGATGGTTACCTGTGAACCAACTACTGAACCAGAGCGGATGAACGATACAGTCATGTCTACATCTGCCCAAGTAACCTGATCCATTACGATCGAGGTTCCGGTAGCGGTAGTCGCAACAGTAGCGATAGTTCCAGTGCCATCTCCGTAGATCTGGCGGTTGAAGTCACGAGCAAGGTCCTTCTTTAGACCCTTGATTTCAGCATCCACAACGTTGATGAACGCGTTGTAGTTGTCTGCAGCCTGCTCAAACAACTGACCATCAACCTCGATAGCACCATAAAGGTTCTTGAGGTATAGGTTTGCCTGCTTGTACTTCTGTGCGCCAGCCGAAGGAAGGGTTTCGCGAACATCGCGAGCACCGATACCTTGGTTACGACCCACGTGGGTATCAAAGATTGCCTGCTTACCATTCTGGGTAAGGTGGGCTGCGCTCGACTCGATGAAGTCCAGTGCTGGGGTTTTGTCTCGGAGCTGCTCGTGAATGTCACCATACACAAGCTTTAGAGCATCCGAGGCGAAAGTCAGAATTCCCTGACCAGCCATATTTCACTCTCCTAAGTGATAGAAAAAAAGATATTTTGCATCACGATGCCCCTGACCGAGTAGGCTGTAGCACTGACTTGCTCCGATACTAGCACAAAATAAATAAACCCTGCACTTTTCTAGAAAATGCAGGGCTTATTTATTAGAATTATTGACCAGATTTTTGGTATTGCTCAAACATCTGAGCAAGCATTGCTTTCTTGCCCTTGTCATCACGTGGAACGCTTAGGTCTGGGGATACTATCCCAGCCCCTCCTGCGTTACCAATAACCATTGGCGCAGATGAAGATTGCGATCCACCAATAGGTGCGAAGTCTCCCACCATCTGCTGAAGCTGCTTAGCTGCATCGGCAAGGGTGATATCCTGCCCTGCGCCCATAGCGGCATTCATCAAGTTGTAGATAGCAACTTCATGTGCTTCGGTGATGTTATATGCAGATTTTAGGTCAGCCATCTCGCGGTCAAGATCAGCGCTTGCTTCTTCAGTAGCCTTAGCCAGCTCTTGATCGTAGATGCGCTGTTCCTGCTCGGAACGGAACTGCTTTAGCTCCTCGATCTCCTGCTTGTATGCGTCTGGGA